AAACGTGTTCTCTTGTATGAATCAAATGCTTGTTCGTCTATCTCTGTGCGACCAGTTTGAATCAACTCATCAGATAATACGAACTGTTTCAGTTTCAATGCATAAACATAAACATTGCCACCACGTCCACGACCTAATGTGTAGAACATTGCTTGGTCATTTTCATGTTCAACAAAAGTTATTTCAAAAAAGTTTTGCATCAATGGAATGTAAATTAAATCACCTTCCATTGGGCGGTTTGGTCCAGTGTTAATAACTAAGTCACCAAGTCTAGGTATACTATAGTTTGTGGCACCAGAGGCATATTTAAATCTACGGCGAGAAATCAGTAGTGTTATTTCATCTCGAATCTCAAGACCAAACTTAGAAATAAAGTCTTGTTCACCATCCATGCCTGTAACATTTTCCAAGTAGACTTCAATTGGAAATGCAACTGTATATTGTTTTAGTGGGTCTTCACCATACAAAGGGTCTGCACCATTCGGGTCTGCACTAGATCGTGGTAGATAAAACACGTCCATACCATACTGTTGCATGGCCTCAATTACCAAGTCTTCAACTAGTAGTTGTTCTTGAGTAATTCCTGTTGGAAATGGTTGAAAGTAAAAATTTGTAGGCATTCATCAACCAGTCAAAATTTCTGGAGGTAGTACGTTGTAGGCTTGCATCTCAGTTTCAATCTTATCGATTTCGACTTGTGCTTCAGCCATAATTCGAGGACCATCTAACGTAACTCCACCTGGCATCTGAACACCAGCAAATTTTGACAGGTTGGTACCCCACTGGTATTTAATCAAAGCCGTGGCATACTGTTTTAAAAATCTATCATCCCAAACATCAGATACACCAGTCTTTGTGGCTGTTGCAGTGGTTACACTTGTTGCTAAGTTTGTGGTTAGATATGCTTGTGTTGGTGAAATGATACGATTAACTTGTGCATCTTGTCCACTAATTGTAATGATATCACCTTCAATAATTTGTTGGTCAAATGTTGTACCAGTACCTGTGATTAGGTTTGATGTGTTTGTTGCCGTTACTGTACCAGTTAACGTTATAGTATCAGGCACTAACTTACGATAACATTCAATAACCACATATTCACCTAAAGTTGCATCACGTGACCAATCAATGTCTAAGAAGATTTTGTTTTGGTGACGATTGAATCGGTGCTGTGGGTAACCAGAGAACAACATGTTTAATGTTGTGATATGTTGCATTGTGATTTCATATGACACATAAGATACCGATGTGAAGTCATACAAATCATGTAGACGCAATTGGTAACGAAGGTCAAACATATTGATTGATGAATTAGAATCATCAAACGGAAATATTTTAGTTACAAAGATAACTGGATCAGGACAGTAAATGAATTTGCGGTCAATATCGTCTTGTGTAATTCTGTGCTTCATGTAAATCTTTTCAACACCATCAAAATGATAGTCGTGAAAAAACTGTAGTGCATCATCAATTCGGTCGTCAACTTGGTCATCATCCACGTTAATTTGAATAACGGGAAACCCTAGTCTACGAAGACAATAATCTTTAAATTCGGTTCTTGTTACTGGTGCAGCCATTTTTTACTCTTTTATACATTACCGGTGTTTGTTGATGGGAATGAACGACCTGAACCCCATATAATTCTGACTGCTCCATCAGCACCGAAAGATCCTCGTCTTCCACCACCGTTAGTGGAACCGCCGCCGCCACCACCATAAGCACCACCGGCACCGCCAGCATTCCCATCATTATTGTAAATTCCGCCGCTGGATTGGCCAGTGGCGCCGCCTGATCCGCCAAATCCGCCGCCACCTTGTGGCGATCTTGCTGTTGCACTGGCACCTTCACCCAATATACCTGTGCCACCTCCACCTCCACCAGCATTACCAGTTGTACCACCGCCTGCGCCACCACCATAACCTCCGCCAGCTGTACTGTTGGCCTCATATCCTGCTGCCCCGTAACCGCCGCCACCTGAATATCCACCAGCACCACCGCCACCGCCAGGATAATAACCGTACTGTGGTGCGTCTCCGCCATTACCACCGTTGCCGCCGCCATCGCCAGTATAACCACCACCGCTGCCACCAGAGGCTCCACCACCACCACCATTGAACTGTCCGCCGCCGCCGCCATTACCAGCAACTGTACCGCCAGATATAAAGTAACTTTGGTTTCCCTGGCCTTCATTGCCGTAAGAACCAACTACAACAGTATAAGAAGATCCTGGTGTTACTGATATATTATTTTTCCAACCAAGTCCACCTCCACCACCGCCGGCCGAGTCGTAATTAGAGTTCACACCGCTTGCGCCACCTCCGCTACCTATTGCAACTGCAGACACCGAAGTAACTCCAGCTGGTGCAGTCCACGAATATGTTCCAGCAGTAGTGTATGCTGTTTGACCTTGAACTACTGTTATACTTGTATCATTGATTGTCAAGTTTGATGTTGTAGCTAATATTGTTCCAGAGGTAGAACCAGACCGGATAGAAACTGTAAATGTCTCAGCACCTTCAGTTGAAGAATCTGCAGTTGGCGTTACTGTGAAAGAACCAGCATTTGATGTGATGCTGAAAGAACCAGAAGATGTAGAAAAGTCGCCGGCATTTGAGTCTATAGACCAATAGTATGTTCCATTGGTTATATTTGCACCAGAAACATTAAGTGTTAAAGATGAACCTTCATTAATATTATTAGCTGCAGCAGTTAATGTATATGTTGGAGGTGGTGGAGCCACAGTGGTTGGCCACAAACCATCTGCTCGTAGGTCATTCATTTTACGTAATGTAAAAATATCGTTTAAAAGACTCATTTGTTTTGCTCTGTTGTTTTGTTATTGATTAATCAAATCACATTTTTTATATCTGTGTGGCCAAAAATTCTTCTAGTTTTTTCTTTTGATTATCATATTCTGTTTTTTCTTCTTCCGTCATTTCTCGCACTGACCAAACATCCATGCAAACACCATCTACTATTGTATAAACAGGCGTATCATCTAAAACAATTTGGTAACTACTAGGTTTAGGACGCTCAACACGGGTGAACGGTATCCAATTGGATGGTACTGAACCAAAAGATTGAATTAAATTACTTTCATACGCAGGATGGTTTTTTATTAAACCGTTTTCAGTTTCAATATAAAGTTGTTCTTGCATTTTGTTCTCCTTTTTTATTGATCTGTGGTAAGTGTAGATGGGAATGAACGACCGGTGCCCCATATAATTCTGACTGCTCCATTTGCGCCGGCGCCAGTTGTCCCACCGTAAGTGCCACCGCCGCCACCGCCGTAGCCGCCGCCTGAATTATTTACTGTATAATAATTTGGCGGAGAATATGTAGTTCCAGTACCGTTGGTTCCTCCGCTACCAGCATTGCCTCCATACACTGTTCCACTCGACTGCCCATTTACTGGAGTAGATGTTCCTGATCCAGATGCCCCTTGTCCTAGAATGCCCACTCCGCCGCCACCGGCTGCAGAATTAGGATACCCGCCGCCGACTCGAACGCCGGAACTGCCACCACCTGCTCCGCCACCACTTGGTGCTGCTTGACCCGATTCTACTCCTGCTACATAAGTTCCATTTCCTCCTCGGCCACCATCGCCAGCATATCCGGCGGCACCACCACCACCGCCACCTACTCCAGTGCCTTCGCCTCTGCCGCCGCCGCCGCCGGAACCACCACCATCCCCTGTGTAGGATCCGCCTGCAGTAGTTGCAGTTTCACCGGTACTGGTGAAAGACGAGCCACCTGCACCGCCTGCGCCACGAACCGTACCCGAATTAATGAAATAACTTTCACCACCCCCATTACCATTTGCTGGGCCAGTAATTGAAGTTCCGCCTGTACCAACTACTACTGTATAACCTGTTCCTGGTGTTACTGATATATTATTTTTCCAACCTAATCCACCGCCACCGCCACCGCCTCCTGCAACTTGAAACGAGGCGCCAGCGCCTGAACCTCCCGAACCACCAGCGCCAACAGCAACGACACTAACGGCAGTAACACCAGCTGGTGCTATCCAAGTATAAGTTCCTACTGATGTGTATGCTGCTTGACCAATAACTGCAGTTATACTTGTATCGTTAATTGTTAAGTTTGATGTTGTAGCCAATATGGTACCAGAAGTAGAACCAGACCTAATTGATACTGTGAATGTTTCAGCACCTTCAGTTGAAGAATCGGCCGTTGGTGTTACTGTAAATGAACCAGCATTTGATGTTATGGTGAATGAACCAGAAGATGTTCCAAAATCACCAGCGTTTGAATCAATAGACCAATAGTATGTTCCATTAACAATATTTGAACCAGAAACATTAATTGTTAGTGCCGATCCTTCGTTAATATTATTAGCTGCAGGAGTTAATGTATATGATGGTGTCAAACTTGTATCGTTAATTGTTAAGTTTGATGTTGTCGCTAATATTGTTCCAGAAGTAGAACCTGATCTAATTGATACTGTAAATGTTTCAGCACCTTCTGTTGTTAAGTCAGCCGTTGGTGTTACTGTAAATGAACCAGCATTTGATGTAATCGTGAATGAACCGGAAGATGTTCCAAAATCACCAGCGTTTGAATCAATAGTCCAGTAATATGTTCCATTAGTAATACCATCACCTGTTACGTTAAGTGTTAAGGCTGAACCCTCATTTATGTTGTTTGCTGCTGGAGTTAATGCATATGAAAGTACCGCAGTTGGCCACAACCCAGCAAGTCTTCTGCTTCGGTGTTCGTAACCCCAAAGAGGGCCTGTAATATTTGTTTCTGCCATTGTTTATTATACCGTTGTAGTTGAAGAAGTTGCAGTATGGTCACTTACAGTAAACGTAACCGATCCAACAGTTAATCCACCTGTGATAAGTGTATGTGAAGGATTGCTACCAATACTAAGAGAAACCGCTTGGGTTGGAAAATCAGCACTGCCATAAACAATAGATCGGCCACCAACTGTATATGTACCTGTTTTTGTACCATCCGTAGGCAACTTATAAACAATAGAATCTTGATCGGTAGTATTAGTTGCAGATCCTGCACCATAAAAATCACCAGTATTATCTAAATCTAATACTGTTCTGAAATCACTATCGGTTGTATTAACTTTATTAACAACTCTTTGCCATTGGAGTGTGCCACTTGAATCGTGTTTCATTATGACTGACCGATTGTCACTCCCAGAAGGATAATACGAACCAGTATAAGAATTGCCTGTGTTATCAGTAACAGTAGCTGATCCAAATGAGCCAGCAGCATCGTAAATTTTTCCCCAAACTACAGATGATCCACTCGAATTTACTTTGGCTGTATATACTGAATAATATGAACCGTAATGACCACCAGTGATATATATGTTATTACTACTATCTAATGATATACCTTGGCCAAGCACATAACCACTGCTGGAAGATATACCAGCTTGCCACACTGAACTGCCAGCTGAATTAATTTTTACAATATAATGTTGGTTAACAGTGGAACTGCCACCACCAGAAGTGGAATATCCAGACATTAAAACATTATCTGAAGAATCTATAACCAAATCAGAGCCAGTACTTGTGCGAGCATCAAAATTTATTGACCATTGACCTGTTCCACTCGAATCAAGTTTAAGTAAATATGCAATTTGACCACTGTTTATTGGAAATCCTTGAGAAGTACCTATAATATAAGCATTTCCTGTACTATCAACAGCTATTCCATTTGCCTGCAAGTTTTCAGCACTAGATGCTGCATAAAAACGTTTTTGGTATAAAATTGATCCAGTAGAATCTGTTTTAATTACAAATCCAGAGTAGTATCCACCAAGAACATAACCACCAGTCATATAAACATTATTGGAACTATCAATAAACAATGAACCTCCAGAAAAGCCAAAAGATGTGCTTGAAGAAGAATTTGTATATTTTTTTTGAAATTGTATAGTACCAGCTGAATTATATTTTACTAAAACTATATCAGTAGAATTTAAAAGGCTAAGACAATAAACGTTTCCAGAAGAGTCTACTTTTACAGAACCATAAAATTCATTAGTGCTAGTTGTTGATAAAGTTGAAATCCATTGTGTATTTGGTAAAGCTGCACTAGTAAAAATAGTTGGCCACAACCCACTAGCTCTCTGATTATAGTGATTTTGAGTTGTTAATATTCCACTAATTGCCATAATGATTCTCTTATGTTGTACGTTTAGCTGAAGCGAACACCGACACTACGTTGGCGTATGATGAATATATATCTAGTTTATCACCAGAGTACAAATATTTTGGTGCCTCACATAACTCGATTGTGGAGTTCGCAGGTAAAATAATGTCTTTGGCAATGTAACCTTGTATCGTATTGCTTGAGTTTGTCCAGATAATACTGATTGCGTGGTTACCAAATGCAGTATCTTGATTAACAATTTTGATACTCTCAATAACTGCTGGACTACCTGTTGCAGTATAAAGTGTGGAGTAACCTGTACCAGCCAATGCAGTTGCTCTATCAAACGAAGACAACGCAGTAGTTTCATATACAATAGTTACGTGTGCATTAGAGTTTGCAGCTGCACCATTGACAAACGACTGCATTTTGATAATGTCATTTGCCTTAACAACTTGTGGTTTCTTCAACATTTCTACAGAAGAACGAGATGGAATTGGAATATTTCTGAACATCGAAACGTTTGCAGAAGAACCTGTTGGTGTAAAGTCAGCAGTAACAGTCACGGCAGCATTAACATCTGGACCAATGTTTGTTACATAGATCGAATAGATTGTCGCATTGGCAGAGAACACTACAGCGTTTGCCAAAGAACTTGTAACTGCATAACCAGTTGCTACGTTGATTGCAGAGTTGAATAGTCCTGAACCACCGCCTGTGTTAGCCTTGGCATATGCAGAGTTGGCATATGAACTGGCTGCATTGGAAGCTTGGAAAGCACCGTTCGCATATGAAGACGCAGAAGTACCGTTATTAAATGCAGAGTTTGCCTGTGTAAAAGCACCATTAGCATATGAACTTGCAGAGTTAGCAACACCATATGCAGCATTGGCATATTCACCGGCCGTTACTGCACGTTGATCGGCTGTTGCTGCATTTGTTGTAGCAGTATTAGCAACACCAAAAGCACCATTGGCATAAGACGATGCTGAGTTGGCAGCTGCTCGAACCCATGTATCTACTGAATTGTTGGCTGCCGTGAAAGCAGCATTAGCATGAGTGTACGCAACGTTTGTGTGATTAATTGGATCGTAACCACGGATAGTTGCTACATCAGTAATCAAGTTGGCCGTTAAGTTAGCAATTCTAAATGTGGCATGACCTGTGTCGATATACGGAGATGCATCTGGTTCTGGATCGTAGTTATAAAAGAACTTCCAAGTACCATCAGTTGCATCACGGAACATACCTGTGTGGTGATAAGCACCATCATTATAATTACCTGCAAATCCAAGGTCTGGATTGGCAACAGTATTATTTGCGTTCAGATAAATCATATTATCTTCAACGTTTAGATTTGTTGCATCAACGTTGAACACATTACCAGAAACACTCAAGTTACCAGTGACAACAACGTCACCAGAAATAGTGCCGCCAGAAGCAGAGAACTTGGCATTAGCCGCAGCAAAAGCCGCATTAGCATAGGCACCAGATGTTACAGCACGTTGGTCGGCCGTAGTTGCATTTGTCGCAGCTGTGTTTGCCGTTGAGTATGCAGAGTTAGCATATGAACCAGCAGATGATGAACCAGTTGATGTAGCATTGGCAGCATCAAATGCCGCTTGAGTGTGATTAGCACGTGCAAGAGGAATACCACCAGCAGAAGCACCATCGTGTACAACAACGACTTTCTTATCGGTATCTACTGTAATCTCACCAGCTGCGCCAGTAAAGGTAGACGTTTGTACAGTACTACCTCTTCTTAATTGTATCTGTGTTGGCATTTAAAAGTCCTTTTTTTATATTCTATTTATGTTTAGAGTGGCCCAAGGTCCACTACTAGGAAGAAATTTGCTGGTGATGTAGGTTCAGTCTTTAAATCATATATGACAACGGTTTCTTCATCTAAAGTACCTACAGCCGGTAAAACGGAACCATAGTCTCCGGTTGGAAAATAATTGCTAGCTGCAGTTGCAGCATCATTCGTTGCGGTGTTTGCTTGTACGTATGCTGAGTTTGCAATTGCGAATACTGAGGTGACCAATGAGGAGAAGTCATTAGCTGAGTTTAAGTTTTCTGGTTGTATTTTTGTTAGTGCCATGTACTATTTATGCTTATTTGGTTTTAAATTTTAGAGGTGATACCGTAAAGTTTTATTGTTATATTTATCTTTACTTGATTTTAAATGATCCGGCCGGCGGTGAAAAGTTGGCGGTGTACCGAGCATAACCTTTGGTGATGCGTAGGTCATCTATGTAACCATTAAGCCTTCTGTCATTTCCAGAAGATTTACCAACAAGTAAAGGCCCGACTGGAGTGTAAGTGTTTGTATTTCCGGAATTTGAACCTATTTGTACGCCATCAACAAATGCTCTTGCTATTCCGTTATTGCGGGTAAATGCAATGTGATACCAAACATTAGCGGTAGGCGTCCATGATGAAAATATGCTATCCCATGATAGGTCAATTCTGCCAATGCGTAATGTCGATCCCGTATACGAAAAGTCCATACTGCCCTGATTAGTGCCGCCGACAAAACCGCCTTCCGCTACAGGCGAATTCCAATACGCCCACAATTCAACTGTAAAATCACCTGTGCCAAAGCGAAGATTTGTAATATTTGGAACAGACAACCAATCTGTTGAGCCATTAAAACTCATACTAGTACCGCCGAACTTACTTATTGATGTACTTAGTTTTGCATCACCGACAGTTTCCATGTTATTCATCATTGCGGCATCGTAGATACCAGCACTGGTCATATTGGTTAGTAATACTGTATTTTGTACTGCTGTTAGTGTTTGTGCTGGCGGTACAAAGTTAGATTTATATAGTGCTGTGCCTTTAATTACTCGCAAATCAGATATATAACCAAGCATATAGCCTGAGGCCGCAAATCCAACTCGCCCAATAATACCATTATTTTGTGTAATGTTAAAACTTGGTGTTGCAGTACCACCACTTACACCATTTATATATCCAGTAAGTGTTGTTCCGTTATAGACCCATGCAACATGATTCCATGTGTTAGCTGTAATTGCAGTTGAAGTAAGAAGATTATTTGAACTTCCAGAGTAATACAATTTACCATCAGACCAAATATTACAACCTATGCCAGCAGTAGATGCACCACTTCTTGTGTCAAAAAGAAGAATTTCTTGGAGTGTTGTTACATATACCCATGCTTCAACAGTCCATGATCCAGTTCCAAATGCATATGCCGGTTTTGCACCTGCATCTAGATAATCTCCAGTACCATCAAAGTATCCACTACCGCCTATTGTACTTACTGTATAACCTTCTGTAGTTGCACTAGTAAAACCGAATGGGTTTTGTTGTGTTGGCTGACTATTACCAAATGCAGATATAGTAAAGTTGTTTGTACTGTTATCTATAAATGTTGGTGATTGTAATGTTAACAGGGATGTGTTTGCTATAGCGGTTAGTGGTGTTGTAGGAACAGTGATTGATGTATTGCTCACTCCATAGACATCAGACCTCACAAATCTAAATTGCGATATGTACCCCGTAAAATACTTATTTGCTGTCACTGTGTCCCAGCCAATATAAAAAAGAGAAGTTACAGCAAAAGTATCTGTAACTGTTCCATTTGCAACCCTGGTTCCATTCAACCAAATACTAGTTTGATTTGTTCCAGTACTAGCCCGTCCCACAACAATATGATTCCACGCATTAACTGTAGGAAGTGTAGTTGTAGTTAACCTATATGCAACACCACTAGATGCTAATCCCCAAGCAGTAGAACTTTGGTAAGCAATTGCGATTCCACCATTTCCAGGGGTTGATGAACACAAAATCGTATCTGTTATACCGGCTGCTGTGTAATAAAACCATCCTTCTAATGTAAACGCTGGTCCGTACATCAGAGCATTACTTGCAACTTGTAAATAATCCCCAGTACCATCAAAGTATCCACTATAACTTGTTGGTGTTACTGATGATGGATTGAATGGACTAAAACGCTGTACTGAAACATCTCCGTTCTTTGTAATAGCAAAGTTGTTTATACTAGTATCTACTATACGATTACTTTGGCAAGTCAACAAAGATGTACCAGAAATTGCCGTAAGGGGTGCAATTGGTGGTGTAAGACTGGCTGATGTTGCGTCATATCCTGAAGGGAGTGAACCTTTGGTCATTCTATAATTACTCATGTAACCCAATATAGGATTACCACCACGAGCTTGACCAACAAATTTAGTTGCTGTTGATGTAATATCTGTTGTGCAAGCAGTAGATGAAACAGCGCCTACTCCATTGAGATATAAACGAATCACGTTGCTATTTCTAACTACAGCAACATGATTCCATGTATTAAGTCCTAGTGTGCCACCAGTTATTGTTGTTCCTCCGGTGCCATTCCAAATAAAAGATAACACTAAAGCGTCAGTTACAAATAATGTATATCCATCTGTGCTCGGAGTTCCTTTACCATTGATACCTTGATTGTTACCTGTTGTACCTGTAAGATATACCCATGCTTCCATGACGAAATCTTGTGTTCCTGGATTTAAATTTGCATTGTCAGCTAAAGAAAGATAATCTCCAGTACCATCAAAGAAATTACTCCAGTTACCACCATAAGGACTAAATGTACCTTGAGTTGCATTACCATATCTGTCTATTAAAAAGTTATTTGTACTGTTATCTAAAAACAGATTGTTGTTTACTGGTTGATTGTTTTGTAATGTTAATAAACTTGTATTTGCAATTGCTGTTAGTGGTGCTGTAGGTGGTGTGAATGCGGCTGTGTATATTGCTGTACCTTTGACCACACGAAGATCGGATATGTACCCTATCATCATGTTACCTGACCCAGCATATGCCGAACCTATAAAACCATTTTGTTGAGAAAAATTTGTTGATACTGTACCAGACCCAACCGACACACCATTTAACCAAAGATTTACAGTTGTGCCGCTTCTAGTTACTGCAACATGATTCCAAGTATTTACTAACAATGCAGTTGTTGCTGTAACTACCGGAGCATTGGTGTAGAAGGATAACATTCCTGAACCAGTTATATAAAAAAGAACACCAGTATCCGGTGCGCCAGCTGTTCTTGTGTCAAACACAGCGCAGGTACCAGTATAATTTATTACGGATACCCAAGCTTCAATAGTAAAATTACCAGTACCAAAAGCAAATGCTGCATTACTTGTTGATGATAAATAATCTCCCGTACCATCAAAGTAAGCACTACCATATGTACTATAACTACTGTTTGGTACGAAAGGGTCAAATCCTTGTACAGAAACATCACCAGTTCGTGTGATCGTAAAATTGTTAGAGCTATTGTCTTTAAACCGACCAGCTTGGCAGGTTAATAAACTTGTATTTGTTATTGCGGTTAGCGGTGTTGTGCTTGGAGTAAAGTTTGATGTGTATACCGCAGTACCTTTAACAATACGCAAGTTTGATATGTAACCAGTGTAGTAAGTTGCCTGTGCACCACCGATATTTAAAGTAGATCCTGATGGAGCTTGTGGAGTACCAGATTTTGCAACAGAAAATGCTTCTATTCCATTAATATAACCTTTCATTATACCTGTTGAGTTAGTATAAACCATTGCTATATGGTTCCATGCATTCGCAGTCACTGTTATTGAACTAACAGCATTAGTTACAAGACCACCATTATAGTAATAAAAATATACATTACCCGCTACGTTAGTACCAAATGCCCAATAAGTTGCATCTGATGTTGGTGTGCCGTATGCAATTTGAAGAGGTAAAGCGTTTATAGTAGATACTTTTGGCGTAATAACATAAGTCCACATTTCAATAGTATAATCTGCATTAAACCATTCAACAGTTGATGCACTAAAGGGTGCCGTCAAATAATCACCAGTACCATCAAAATAGTTACTATAATATCCTAGTTCATATGGATTAGCATTGTTTGGTCTAGTATTACCAAAAATACTTACTGCAAAGTTATTTGTACTAGCATCATCCACAAATGTCGTACTTGCACCAGGTATCAATAATGTATTGTATTTCCAGAAAGCATCTGCAAGTTGTACAACCCAAGAAACAAAACGAGTCGCAGTTCTTCCTGTTTGAGTTGCAGTAGCAGTAATTGCCGTATAAACTGTTTCTTCAACTGTTGGTGTTCCAAAGATTGTATTACCAGACAAAGATACACCAGTTGGCAGTGTGTTGGCTGCAAATGTAACCGCTGAGTTTGAATTAGCAGAACTTGTTGCACTCAATGCCACATTAGACATTGCAACACCACCATCCAATGCGTATACTGTATTGTTTGCTAAACTAAAAGACAATACATCGGTATTAATTGTCAATGAAAATGCACGTGTCGAATCTTGTAATTGTCCGTCAGATGCTTGAATAGTAAATGAATATGTTGTACTAGAACCATCAACTGGTGCAGTACCTGTGATTGTTCCGTTTGAATTAATATTTGCGCCAGCTGGTAATGTTCCTGATAACAATGTGTATGTGATCGGTGCATCACCAGTTGCAACAACGGCAGTATTGATGTTTGCAGTTTCGTAGATTGTACCTAATGTTCCTGCAGTTGTTGTGAATGTTGGTAGTCCAGAATAAACTAAACCAGACAATAAAATACCCGTACCACCATTACTGTTAGTGACATAGATTGTGTAACTACCAGAACTGAGTGCTGGTGCTGTAAATGCCAATCTACCTTGGTCAATGAATGTTACTGAACCAATTGTTGTGGCACCAACTTGAACTGTGGCACCAGGAGCAAAACCTGAACCATTAATAACAATCGTTTGACCACCAGCAGTATCAACGGCAGTGTCATCCAGTGGAACATAAGAAACATCAGTAACCGAAAACGAAGTTACTGTTGGAACAAGAAAACTCTTTTGGTTAAACTGTTCGGCTGTTGATAAAAAACCAACACCGTCTTTTGCTCTTTTACCACGAACACCAGCATTAAACATTAAGAAATCTCCTCAAATGAACACACAGCTTGAAGTCTGCTGTTATTGCCAGCGGTCAAACGTAGTGCATCACCCTCCATTAAGTAGAGTGCCAATGTTTTATCGATTGCAGTGAATGAACTGTCAGCGGCAACAGAAACGGTATTGACAATTTTATATGATGTTGAGTCTCGATATAAGTCAACAGTAATGTCAGATGCATTTGTACCATCAACGTTAGCAATAATCAAACAGTTAATCTTATAAACTTTACCACTACTGGAACCATTCTCAACAATCGCAGTTGCAGCTGTGGTTACTGATTGAACAGTTGTGTTTCCGTTAATTGTCGTTACCGCTACTATGTTCGGGTTTGCCATTTTATTTCCTTAGAATCCAAATACTATTGCCATTGCAATAGCTTTACCAGTTGACGCTTTTGTGTTTGCAGTACTAAATGCAGAGTTAGCTTGTATGTAGGCTGAGTTGGCATACGAAGCTGCAACAGATGCATCATCACTGCCATAAGACAATTCTCTAATCTGAACTTTTGTACCAGTTGTTGGTGCAGCTGCAAATGTTAATGTTGTTCCAGTCAATGTGTAATCGGTGATTGGTGTCTGTACAATACCATTCTCCATTACCATGACACTATTTGCAGATGTTCTTGCTGAGACTGTGTAGTTTACAGTTGTTCCGTCACCAGTATAGTTTCTAGTTTGATATTGACCAGAACCTTGTTGGCCACCATAGAAAGTAGAAACATCAATCGCAACACCAGTATCAGGTGCGGCAGAGAATGTCAATATGTTACTACTGACATTGTATGCAGACTTGTGTTGTGAGATACCATCTAGTGTAACGATGGTGAAGTTTTCATTGAATGGAGTTGCACTCAGTGTGAATGCTGTGTTTGATCCATCACCAGTGAAACTATCAACGGCAACATTTAACGACAGAGAAGTGTTTGCTTGTATGAATGCGGCGTTAGCAGTATTTCTGGCATATGTGTCAGTACCTGCACCGCCAGTATTAGCAGCTGCAAAGGCTGCATTAGCTTGGATGAATGCAGCATTAGCAGTATCTCTGGCATATGTGTCAGTACCTGCGCCGCCGCCTGTGTTAGCCACGGCAAAGGCTGCATTTGCATGAATGTATGCTGAGTTAGCTTGTCCTCTAGCAAACGCATCTGTTCCTGCACCGCCACCAGTATTAGCAACCGCAAATGCCGCATTTGCATGTAGATATGCCGCATTTGCATATACACTTGCAGAGTTAGCAGTACCAATTGCAATGAAGTTTACAGAAGCATTAGCAGTTGCAAAGGCTGAGTTAGCATATGAACCAGATGTTACTGCTTTCTGGTCAGACGTATTGGCTGCCAAGTAAGCTGAGTTAGCATATAAAGATGCAGCATTGGCGGTACCAATTGCAAGAAAGTTTACAGAAGAATTGGCAGCTGCGAAGGCTGCATTTGCATGAATAGAAGCTAATGCAGTATTAGATGCAACAGAAGAAACGGGTTGTTGAATAACAATGTTACCAACCATACCTGAGTGTGCTTGACATTGATACACATAAGTTGAACCTGCCAGATCAAAAGGAACTTTCCAATAGAGAGTACCATCTATTTGAGCTTGTGCGCTAGAACTTGTTGATACTACACCACCAGTACTAACGTGTGTTAAACCTGTGTCGTAATTAGAACCTCCTGACGACACCCGTATCATAAACGGATGACCAGTTACATTATTTAAAAGAAATGCTATTGTTTCACCAGCTGAAACATATATCGCAGGATTGTTTCCTGTATATTGATCTATTAAGTAAGCACTTGCGCCTGAGTTTGTTACTGTAAGTTTAGTGACAGCACTTGTGTAATTGGAGTTAGCTTGCGTGTAAGCAGAGTTGGAATAAGAACTTGCGGCATTTGCGGTAGTTAATGCTAAGTTTGCTGTACCTAAGGCAATAAAATTAACTGATGCATTTGCGGCAAGATATGCGGAATTGGCGTAAGATTCAGAAGCTGCAGAAGCTATGTCACTATAGTTGGTACCATCATTTGTGAACGTCCACTTGTCTGTGGTTTCGTTCCAGAGTATCGATGTATTTGTAGAACTTCCACGTGCAACTTCGAAACCGGCATTCTCTGTTGGCGCAGTTGCCATTGGAATGTCAGCGTTCAAGGTAATAATATTATCACCTAAAAGCACTGTTGTTGTATTTGCGTAAGTTGTCTGGCCAGTAATTGTCAAGTTACCAGTGATATTAACATCACCAGAGATTGTACCACCTGCAGAAGCAAACTTATTATTCGCTAATGTGTAAGCTGAGTTGGCGTAAGAACCTGATGTGACTGCTCTTTGATCTGCAATGTTAGCAGCTGCAAAAGCAGAGTTAGCATAGACACCAGATGTAACAGCTCTTTGATCTGCAACGTTAGCGGCCAAGTATGCAGAGTTAGCGTATGAACTTGCGGCATTGGCAGCCAATCGAACCCATGAGTCAATCGCAGAACCAGAAGCAATGGTATTTGCAAATCCAAACGCCGCATTAGCCTGAATGTAGGCTGAGTTGGCATAAGAACCAGATGTTACTGCACGTTGGTCAGCAGTAGCTGCATTTGTTGTAGCAGTGTTAGATTGTACAAAAGCACCGTTTGCATAAGAACTGGCAGAGTTAGCAACACCAAATGCACCATTAGCATAACTAGAAGCACTGTTTGCGGCATTTCTTACCCATGTATCGACCGCATTGTTAGCAGCTGCAAAAGCTGCATTAGCATATACACCAGCTGACACTGCGGTAGTGTTAGCGGTGTTGGCAGTAATAAATGCACTGTTAGCATAATCACTAGCTGAGTTTGCAGCTGAACGAACCCAAGTATCTACAGAGTTGTTGGCAGCTGCAAAAGCTGCATTGGCATATACGCCGGCACTTGTTGCCTTTTGGTCA